CGCCGGTCAACGTACGCCTCAAGGGTCGTACGACCGTCCACGGACAGCGTGAGCGTGTCCCCCGGCTGTAGGCCACCATTACCGCCGACCATGCCCCGATTAGCGAGCGTGGAAATCTGCGACCACTGACCGGACGTGAACACCGGCTCAGGCTTGCCCGAGTCATTCGCCGAAAGCGTCGCCCCCGGCTGTAGCCAACCACCGTTGTCGTATCCGCCCGTACGGTTGTACGCGGAAGACAGCGAACCGTAACGGCTCATTGCGTATCGCATTGAGGCGTAGACGTTCGCTAGCGGGTCCCAAACACCACGACCACGGAGCTTGCCCGCGTACGCGTTGAACGTCGGGTCAATCACCTGCATAAGACCCTTGGACGGAACACCGTTCTTGGCGTTGATATCCCAATTGTTAATGGCCTTGGGGTTACCGCCGGACTCCTGATTCATGCGCCGTAGCACCGTGTTCAAGAGAGAGGCAGGCTGCCCCACCATGCCAAGAGCCTTGAGAACAACACCCTTCCACTGGGCAACACCGGCACCCGGCTTGTAATTGACGTTCGGCGCAACGTCGTTCTTCTTGTCAGCCTTCTTGGCATACCCAAAGATGGAATCAACCATCTTGTTCGGGATGCCCTTAACCATCTTTCCGAACCCGTTGCCGGTACCCGGAATCATGGAAATCAGAGGGTTGACAACATGCTTGACACCCGCTCGCGCGGAAGCCTCAAGCGTGTCAGCGAGCCAAGAGGCACCCTTCTTGATGCCATCCCAAGCAGCGGAACCGGCGCCCTTAAGGGCAGAACCGGCAGAACCGATCCACCCGAAGATACCGCCGTCCTTGAACGCCGGAAGACCGCCGCCCATTGCCTTCTGAACAGCGCCAACGCCACCCTTGCGGGCAAGAGCATTCATGCTGTTCACGTACTGCGGACCCATGGCGCGCGTCCACTCAGGACGCATCACAGCTTCACCACCGGACAGCGCCGCTAGGTGCACGTCACGGCCGGGCGTATAACCCGGCAGGATGCCACCCGTGGCAAAGCCCTTGAACTTGTTCAGCTTGGGTGCGCCGAAAGCCCCGGCAACCTTATTCCAGACGCCAACAATGCCCTTGTTGTAAACCGTATCAATGATGAAATTGATAGGCTTCTTGGCGATATCGGAAAGCTTGGACCACTGCTTTCCAATCATGTCCTTAGCCGTCTTGAACGCGTCAGAGACCTTCTTCATACCCGCCTTGAGCAGGTCGAAAGCAGGCTTGACGCCCTTGTTCCAAAGCCACTTGGCCTTATCGGCAATGAAATTGAACGGGGGCTTGATCCCGTTATCCCAAAGCCACTTAGCCCACTTGGCAACCTCCTTGAGGCCACCGACAAAGAAGCCAAAGGCAGGCTTGATGCCGTTATTCCACAGCCACTTAGCCTTGTCCGCGATAAAGCCAAAGACCGGCTTGATAGCGTTATTCCAAAGCCACTTAGCAGCCGCGCCAATAGCGTCAATAGCAGGCTTAATCGCATTCGACCAAAGCCACGAGAAGATAGCGCCCAGCGCCTTAACAGCAAGGATGATCGGCGCAACCACAATGACCGTGACGATAGTCAGAAGGAGCTTGAACGCGCTAAAGAGGAACCCAAAGATTGGCTTAAGAACCGTGTTCCAAAGCCACGAGAAGATGGAAGCAACCGCAGACATAGCCGTCTGTACGATGTTCCGGAACGTCTCAGACCTCTGGTAAGCCACGTACAGAGCCGCAGCGATACCCACGAGCGCGAGCGCCACTAGAGCAAGGGGGTTCATAGCCATAACGGCGTTGAACGCAAGCTGAATAGCCGCCCAAGCCTTAGTCACAGCAGCAACCGTACGCACCACACCCGTATAGAGCGCGACAGAAACAGCAATCGCCGTGATACCCGCAGCGAACGGAAGTAGCCAGCCCTGATTATCCTTCATCCAAGACCAAGCAGCCTTGCCGAACTCCCCGGCCTTAGTCAGGGCCGGAACGAGGTACTTGCCGATTACCTCAACTAGGTCCTGTTGCAACGTCCGGGCGAACGCCTTGATCTGATAGATCGGGCCACTACGCAGCGTCTTACCTAGCTTCGCTGCCGCACCCTCAGTCTTGCCCGCCGCAGCAACAGCCTTGCTCGGGTCAAGGTCGAATAGGGCCGAACCCAAATCCTCAGCCTGAGTACCGAACAGACCAACCGCAGCAGCCTCGCGCTTGACCGGATCGTGAATTCCTCGGAGCTTGTCAAGGACAATGTCAAGGCCCTTAGTAGCCGACGCACCGCCCTTACCGATCATCTTTTCCATGTTCTGAGCGTCCAGACCAAGCGACTTATATGCGTCGCGTGACGTGGTGCTCATATCAATGGAGCGGATAGAGAATTCCTTCATAGCGTCAGCGATGATGTCCGTATCACGGGCACCACCCTTGAGACCCTGAGAGAAGAGACCCATAGCCGTCTTGGAATCAAGGCCAAGCTTCTTGAGCTGAACCGGGTATTCCTGGAACGTCTCTAGTAGGTCATCCGCATTCGGGCCTAGCTTCTGCATACCGGTCGTGATGACGTCCAGCGCCTCACCGGCATTCTTCGCTAGACCGTTCTTCATGAGCGCGCTGACTGCCTGAGTCTGCATGCCCATATCGGTACCGAACGTGGTAGCAACATCGCTCATCTTGGTAGCGATGCTCTCTAGCTGCTTGTTCGTGGCATCCGGCTTGACGAGGCCACCGTTCACAACGGCCCGGATAGCCTCAGCGCCTTGTTCAAAGTTGTCCGCAACACCCTTGGCGTAAAGGGATCCGGCAACCTTGCCGTACCGAGCAGCGTCCTTACCGGAAGCCCCAAGCTGAGCCTGTAGCTTCTTGGTAATGTTCGCCTGCTCAATGGCGTCAGCAATGCCCTTGACGAGCACTGCACCGGCCGCAATTCCAGCCGCCGCAGCACCCGCCTTGAGCTTGTCCTTGAGCCCACCACCGGCAGCCTCACCCGCTTGGTCACCAGCGTCAGCCGCCGGACCAACGATCTGTGCGCGCAGATCACGGGCGAACCCTTGAATCTCCGGAACAATGGAGACATACGCAACTGCGATTTCAGGCGCAGGCATTAGGCCCCTTTCGTACGTTCACGGAACGCGAGCAGATCAGCCGCAGTGATTTCCTTCTTGGTGGCCTTCTTCAATCCCGGGCGCGGATAAGGTTCCGGCGTAGGCTGCCGGTTACGGCGCTCTTGATCCTTGTTGGCAATCGTCCACTGAACAGAGTTCGTAGAGTCCACAAGGTCAGCGAGGATGAAATCAGTACGCGACCAAAGCGGCTCACCGTTCATCGCTTGGCGAGTCGCAGAATCGGGCGGTAGCCCGCGTATAAGAACGTCCACGCGGCGGGGGCTCAGAGTCCCCCGCCACATGTCGAGTAGGTCAATACCCCGAAAGGCTAGATCAGCCTCAACAGCGTCCCCGTGTTCCCGCAGGAACGCGAGGAGGCTTAGGAGTTTCCCGCGCCAACCTGCTTACCGGCTACCTCAAAGAAAGCGCCAAGATCCTTGACCTTCTTGTTGGTAGCGCGGAAAGTGGCGTACTGCTCGTCACCAAGCAGCGCCTTGAGCGCAAGGGTTAGCTTGTTCTCGTCAATGGCCTCAAGTACATCAAGGTCCCAATCCTCAGCGGGGGAAACCTCGTACGTGTCGCCGTTGAACTCGACGGAGAAAGGCTTACCGGTAACGTCGTTCTTCGTGGGCACGGGAACGCTCCTATTCGGGGGTAGTCAGGTACTGAATTCAGTAAGTGGTGTTACGGAGTCTCAGGGACAGCCGTCTGAGGGTCGTTGTCGTAGTCGACGTAAAGCACGTCGTCAGCCGACGGGTAGAGCGTGATGGTTAGCTCGAAAGCCTGTAGGTCCGACTCCGAAAGGGTGACCTCACCAACTTCCGTAATCTCACCGGTCGGGATGTGCCGACGCTTGGTAACGTCGCCGTCCGTCAGCTCAAGCGTGAACGCACGCTTCTCGCTCTTGGGAATCTTGATAGTGCGAGTGTTCACACCGGCAGTCGTCGTGACCGTGCTACCAGGGTTGACGAGGCCGAACACAACTAGGTTGTCTTCAAGGCACGTAACCGAAATGCTGCGCTTGTGCTTGGAACGCTGAGTACGAATCAGCTTCCCGCCCCATGCGTAAAAGTCGCTCGTGTCCTCGTCGCGAGCCTCGCTAGCGCCGTCCTCAGACAGAAGACCGACAGCCTTCCAATCCGCCACGGTCGACATAGCAACGTCAAGCGTCGCAGGTAGGGCAGTGCCAACGGGAGCCGTCCAAAGGTCAGCACCCTCCCATAGGCGGGGGTTGTTGATGTCACCGGCCACGGCACACCATCCAATCGTTAGAGGGAACCGGGCAGAGCGCGTGTCGAGAACTCAACAGCGAACACATAACGGGCTTGCCCGGAGGTCTGATCAGGAAGCCACTGAGGGCCCGTAACCTCAGCGACGTTGTAAACGGTCGTATCGCCACGCTTACCGGCCATTGCGAGCGCGTAAGCGCGAGCCCGACTCATCAGGGCTTCCGCGCTTTCCTCGCTGTCCGACCAACACTCAATGTCGATACGGGGCCGGTCGGTCACAATGGAATTCCGCAGACCACCCAAGCGCTCAATCCGAATGAACTCAGCCGGACGAGACTCAGGCACGCGGGAATAGACAGGGACGCCACCAAGGGCGCCCCGTAGGTACTGGATAGCCACTAGAACGGCATCCGGGAAGAACACCACCGGCTTAGCCATCCGCGCTCCCAAGGTTCCTCAGAAGCTGCCTACGCGTGTTCTCGGCATGCGCCCCGTCCTCGTACCCGGCAATGACAGCCGCACGGAATCGGGACCCGCCAAACTGAGAATCAACGCGAGCCTCACCACCCTCACCATCAATGCCGCTCTTCATACGGTTGGCCTCGTTCAGCACAACGTGAGCAGTCTTGATGTTGTTAGGCAGGGACCGGATGAAATCAAAGTTGTAGGTGATACGAACGTTGCTCATCCGGATACCCTCTTAAGCCGTACCTCAACGTGATGGACTCGGCCCCCCGTGCGGAAACGGCCAATCTCGCCGTCAACCTCAAGGGTCATGCCGTAGACCTCAATCCGGTCAGTCGGCAAAATGTCAGCGTCCATGCCCCGACGAGTGATCAACCGATATCCGGTGACCACAGAGCCCCGGTCCCCCGTCGCCTCAGTGGACGCGTCCGGCTGAAAGGACACGCCACTCAGCGGCGACCGGACCGCATTAGCCCAATCCCGCTGAGTAGTCGTGTTGCCGTACTTGTCCGTGACGTACGGGGCCCGTAGCACCGTGGCAGCGTCAGCGGTAAGCAGGCTCATTAGCCCCACCTGACAGACGCTGCCCGACGCCGGTAACGCGCAAGTAGATCCTTGTCAGCCTGAGCGAGGCTCGCGCCAATCGTCTCAGCGGCATACGTGACCGACAGACTTCCTACGGCCTCTTGGCGAATGTCTGAGGGGTTGTTCAGAACGCGTGAGGCAGCGCTTAGAACGACTGCCTTAACGTCCCCGGGGGTTTCCGCGTACCCGTGCGTGAACGTCACGGAGACAGCCTCTGAGAGGCTTTCAAAGGTGAGCTTGTCTCGACGGAGCACAAACCCAACAGGCGCGTCTAGAGAGTTGCGCACCGAATCAACAGAAATGACCGGACGCTGAGGGAGTGTGACGCCCCAAGCGCGCCGAGTGCCCCAAACCGTATCGGTCTCTACCCAACTTGGGTACATAGTCACGGTCGTTGTACGACGCGTGAAGTGCTGCCGTGCCTCTCCTCGCACAATCGCTGAGGCCGTGTCCAGCACGAGCGAGGCGGACGCCGGAAGCGACCCCACATCGGTTTGCATCCATGCAGCTAGCTCCTCAAGGGTGGCTAGCGCGGGAAGTTCCGGCATCCTGCCCCCTAGGAGTTGTTCTCAACCTTGTGACTGCCGCACTCAATGCAGCGAGTGACCTTGACCGGCTCCCCGTCCGGGCGAGAAGCATTGAAGCTCTCAACCCGAGACGAGGAACCACAAGCGTCAGCCTTGCCGCATTCAAGAGCGGGAGCCGCAACAGCCTTCTTACGGGCGGGCGGCATTTCCACTCTCCTTACGCAGCTAGGACACCGGTCAGGCGCGCAGCACCCTTACCGCCGAACACGGCAAGACCGGTGAAGAACTCAATGAACGTGCGGTAGACCGGGGCCGACTGAAGTAGGCCAAAGTCCTCAACGTGAACGCCACCGTTGGTCAGTGCCGTAACCGCTCGGTCACCCTCGTCCGCACCAAACTTGACCGCGTAAATGGACGACGCGTTGGTAGCCGTACCCTGCGTCTCGGTCTTGGTGAGAATGTCAGCACCGGCAACCGTCTGACCCGGGTCAAGAACCGGAATGCCGTTCCAAGTGACAACACGCTTGCCGGTCAGATCCTCGCGGACCATTTCGACGCCACCAAGACGCCGACCCGCAGAAAGAATCTTCGCAATGACAGACGCGTTGGCGTAGAGAGCACCGTTCGCACCGTTCAGGCCGGGAACCTGCGCAACGAGCGCGTCAAGCTGGTCAAAGAAGGCGTAAGCGTCAGAGCCACCGTTACCCACAATCGGAGCACCGTTAGTACCCGTGCTCAGGACCTGAGAACCGGTCAGACGCTTCTTGAGGCCGTCAAAGGACTTGGCGTCAACGGCAGTGTCACCGTTGAAAAACGTGTCCTGGAACTTGTACGAGGCGGCCTTAACCTTCATGCGCGTCTGAACAGCACGCTGATCATTCAGGTTGCCGCGAGTCTGGACGATGAAACGGTCAACGTCAGCGTAGCCACCGAGAATCACGAGGCTTTCCGACTTCTGGTTAACCGTACCGGTCGACTCAGTGTAGGACTCGTTCACAGAACGGAACGCGACACCCGGTAGCGTCGCCTCCTCGTTGTAGGCGTACGCGTTACCCTCAATGGTGAGGAACGGAATGCGGTCAAGAACGGGCGACTCCTGCACGAACGTCTCAATGACGCCCCGCTGTAGGTCATTCTCCGAGAGCTTTGCAGCCTCAGGCAGAGTTAGAGCCATGGGTAATCCAATCAATAAGAGAGCGGCAGCTACTGAATTCAGTAGTTGCGGTTACTTGCTGCCGTAGCTACGCCGTAGCCGGTCAAGCGGAGAGGCAGGCTCAGGCTCAACGGCCTTACGCTGCGCCCCGCCAACGTCGCCCCAACCCTTCTCGGCATCCTTAGCCGCAAGGTACGGGCGCTCAGTCAGAAGCTTGTCTAGGGCAGCCTTGATGTCATCCGGCTTGTCAGCCGAAAGGGAGTCAAGGTCAAGGAAGCGTGAAGCATCCGACGGATCCGCCAAACGGCCCGCAGAAGCAAGCGCAATCTTGTCCTTAAGTCGCTCCGAGTTGAACTCAGCGCGAATCTCATCACGAATGGCCTCAAGGTCAGTGCCCTTGGTGGCAGCATTCGCACGCCTTAGCCGGTTGGCCTCAGCCTTGGCCTCAGTGGCTTCCTTCTCGGCAGCCTTACGGGCCGCCCGCTCCTCACTGAGAGCCTTCTTACCGGCGTCACCTAGGGAGTCATCCCCCTTGTCACCGTCGCCGCTCTCACTGCCCTCAGGGCCGTTCTTCGGAGCGGTTCCGGTGCCCTCAGCCGGGTCACCATCCTTGGGCGCGTCGCCCTCAGGACCGTTGGGGTTCGGGTTTTCAGGCACTAGGAATCGCTCCTAAACTATGTATCCATGCTTCTTGAGAAGCTTGATTTGCAACTCACGATCGCCGTGAGCGTTCTTCAAAATCGTTTCCGGCATAAGGCGAGCCTCATTCACACGAGGCAGCTTCTGACCGGGAACCTTCTGAATGGACGCACCATTACGAGCAAGCGCCTTAGCGCCAATGCCTCGCTTGGTGGTGCCCTCAGTCGTAACCTTCTTGCCATTCGTTGCAGTGGCCATACCGCGTCGCGCGTTAACCACCTGACCGATATCGGCCCCGTTCCGAATAGCGTCAGCGCCACCGGCGCCAAATGCCTTGTGTTGCTGCTCCGGGGTCATCTGCTTAAACAGATCCTCCGGGCTAGCAGACTCGCGCCACTCCGCGTCACTCATGGGTTCCATACCGCAATCACAACCGGGGTGACGCTTAAAGCCCGTGCTGTAGCTGTACTGCCGCCCCGCGAGGATGATGCAACGCGAGCAAGCAGGCAGCCGAACCGTACGCACATAGGAAATGCAGCGAGGCTCAGCAGCCATAGACACGGCAGTTGCCGCACGGGAAGTATCAGCAAGCGTGGTAGACACGATCTTTGCCATTTGGTTGAGCCCGAGGATTGCCGCATCCTCAGCGGTCAGACCGGCAGCCATCCCCTGAGCCGTCGTAACGGCCGGTAGATACAGGAGAGTTGCAAGGTTCCGACCGTCAGCCGCAAGACCGGCAAGAGAGCCGGGGACGAGCCGACCAAGGGGGCCGAACGACGCACCCTGAGCCATCATCGCGCCGTTCACGAACGCTTGCGCGCCCTGAGCAACCGAGAGTTGCCCAGCAAGAACAGCGTTGAGGATCTGTCGGCCCGTTTCCCCTTGCATCGCGCTTAGGATTCGGTCTGGGGTGGCATCGCGCCAAAGCCCCTGTACGGCCGTTAGAACGCCTCGCGTAACCGATGTGGTCTCGTCATACCTAGCTTGGGCCAGAGCCCCGGAGGTAGCCAACTAGACCCCCTCCGGTGCCCCGTCCGTCTGTACGTCGGCTGCCGGATCCGGCTTAGGACCGAACAGCCCCGCAATATCCCCACCGACGATTGCCGATGCTTGGTCATTGCGCATGGTCTTCCAACGCTCAATCTCATCCGGCGTCACACCCGGGATTCGCTCCCACAGTGCCTCGTCCGGAACGTTGATTGCCTTGAGCTTGGTGAGCGCGTCAGCGTACTGAGCGTCAGAACGGAACTGCGGATCACGCCACACAACCGAACCGAGCGCGAGCGCGTCAGCACGGGAGGCATCCCCCTTGGCCAACGCGTCCAGCCGCATAAGCTCACGCAGCGAGGCACCGAAGAACCGTTGCCGCTCAGTCACCTTGGCCACAAGACCCGACTCAGCAGCCGCTAGCGCGTCCGCACTGATGTTGACCACCTGACCAAGCAGGTAATGCGGGGGCGTGCGCGTCTGAGCCGCAATGTGCTGCACGGCCGTACCGATAACGTTCGTGTAGTTCGTGAGGTCAGCAGCCGAGAACTCAGCGATACCCGCAGACTCAGACTCAAGCCAGAGCAGCCGGTTAGACCGGTAAGGCTCAAGCGGTAGGTCTTCCTCCCCGACAACCTCACCCTCATCGTCCGTGATCTCACGCGTAGGCCGGTCCATGCCGGTAACCACACGCGCGGGAACCGCGAGAGCGTCAGAGTTGGTCAGGAGGTGAGCCCAGAGAGTGTTTACCGTGTCCTGTAGCGGAGCAACGTTGGCAATCTCCGAAACCGGCTTGCCCTGTAGGCGAGCACGGTTCTCAAAGGCGACGAGCGGCACCACCTTGAGCGGGTTAGGCATCTCAGCGTCAAGCGCCCAAGCAGAACCGCCCATAATGGCTATGTTGCTGTCAACGTGCTCGTACCTAGCGGCGTGGCTAAGCGGACGAGAGAACTTGAACACGCGGTCAGCCGTGAACAGCGTGACATTCTCGCGAGCGTCATCCGTCCACGTGATCAGACCGTAACGCCGTACCCGACGCTTGCCGGGGACATACTCCACAATGGCGCTCGTGGCGTCATAGAACGTGATCTCAGTGTCTGGCCCGTCCGGACGCCACACGAGCGCGTACGAGCGACCCGAAATCAGCGACTCAAGGAGTGCTAGGCCAATCTCAACGTCACACTCATTGCGGCGCCAAGAATCCCAAGCGACCGAGTCAAGCGACCCGTCATCAAGACGGAACGCCATAGGCATAAGGCGCTCAAGGGTCGAGTCAACGATCACCTGACACCAGTTGTCCGCAAACCCGTCAAACAGGTCACCGGCAATGGTCGAGAACTCAGGGGACGCAAACTTTAGGTTGTGGTCACCGTTGTAGTACGCGCCGTACTTCTTGGCGTTGCTGGAACGTCGCTTGAGCTTGGCGTATAGCCGGTTCACGACCTCAAGGGGGGTCTCAGCCATGCGTCAACCCCCTTCCCTAGGTGGTCAGTTGCTGAATTCAGTAGTTGCTAGGCACTCGCGGCGCGAGCCTTCTTGATCGGGCGACGGACATAACCGTCAAGAGCCATCACAGCAGCGGCGATACCGTCAATACGGGCCGAAGACTGATGACGGTCCGGCTTCCGGGGACGGATGTTGTCGTTACCGTCCGCGTAGATTTCCACGCAAGCAGCGTTCCAACGCAGGATGGGGTTACCACCATGCTTGACACGCCCCTCACGTAGCAGCCGCTCAAGCTCCTTGGAGCCGGGCGACATGCCCAAGTAGGTCTGCGCAATCGGGACCACATCAACACCCTTGGTCTTCTGGTCAACGCGCTGCACAAGCTGACCCGCAAACATGCGGTCATAACTCACGCGCTGCACATTCAACCGGCGACAGTCGGCAATGATCTGCTTCTCAATCGCGCCGTAGTCGATAGCGTCGCCCTCAGTGAGGGTCAGGAAGCCATCACGGGCCCACTGACGCAACGGCATCTGTAGCTGAGCCTCAAGCTCGTCAACCCGCTCCTCAGGCAGCCAGAAACGGGAGATCAGCTCAAGCTCAACCCCCGGTTGCCGAGACTCAACAGCGAGCACCCAAGCGGAAAGGTCAGACACGGCCGAAAGGTCAACGCCACCCCATGCACGGCGATAGCGGAAACGCTTCTCATCAACCGTTCCGGCGTTCTCATCCCACAAAGGCATAGGCAGCCAACGCGTAGACGAGCGCATACGACGATTGAGAGACAGACGACAGAACGTAGGGAAGTACGAGGGGGTTGACTTAGCCTTTTCAGCTTCACGACGGAGGTAAGACAGCGAAGGGGAAACACCAAGACCCGGGTTAGCGCGACGCCAAGTCTCCTCGGCAAACGGGTCCGCGTCCTCAGCAGCCGCCCAAATCACGCCGTAGTGACCGGGGTCCTTAACAACACCCTCAGCGACACGACGAGTGTAAGTGTGCTTCTCGTCGTAGATCGAGCCTTCTTCACCCTCGTCAGCCGTCGTGATGAACACGATTAGTGGCTGATCACGGGCACCCGTACCGGTCTCGATAGCGTCAACGAGGTCACGCGACTTGTGAACGTGAACCTCGTCAATGATCGCGCCGGACACGTTCAGTCCGTGGGCAGTCTCAGCGATCTTAGAGAGCGCGCGGAAGACACCACCCGTGCGAGGCACCCGGAGAACGTTCCTCAGGATCTCCACACGGCCGCGTACGGCCTTGGAAGTCTCCGCCATACGCTTGGCGTCCTCGTACACGCGCCGAGCCTGCTCAAGGCTTCCTGCGGCGGCGTAGACCTCAGCACCAACCTCACGGTCAGCGAGCAAGAGCGCTAGGCCGATGCCTGAGGAGAGAGTTGACTTACCCGCCTTACGCGGAACCTCAATCCAGACCGAGCGCGTAACGCGAACGTCTCGCCCAACCTCGTCGTCATACCAAAGCCAACCGAAGATGGGGAAGACAACCCACACCTTTTGCCAAGTCTGCAACTTGAGAGGCGAGTTACCCCACCGGCCCTTGGTGTGCTTGAACGACTCAATAGCCTTAAGAGCACGGGCAGCGTGAGCAACCGAGAAGTACGCGCCCTCACGCTCGTGAGCCTGGAAAGCGTTGACGAGGGGCCGACGCTCCCAAGCGTCTCTAATCTCCTCGTCCGTCATGCCAAGCTCAATCAGAGCGTCATACGGAACGGGCAGCGACGAGGGGTCAAACTCGTCAGTCGAAAACGTCGTCATCCTCTCCCCCAGACTCAGGCGGCGTGATCCTTGCCGCACTAGAGGGGGAAAGGCCAAGCTCACCCGTTAGCGACCGGAAGTGAGACCGGTACTGATTGACAATGGTGATCCACGGGTTTTTGACCATGCCTCGCTCGGTCTCGACCACGAGACCTTGACGGGAAAGCTCACGCTCTGCCTGCCAGATGCGGGCAGCCGTAATGCAATACTCAACAGCCGTCTCACGCTGAGGGTCGGTCAGACCAGCGGACATGACGAGCGCCGGAATGGTGGTTGCCCACACTGAGGCAGCCTTAGCGCGAACGTCCTTATGCCCCTTGCTCCTGCCGGGCATGACCTCGTCCCAATCCGGCTCACGAGGAGCGGACGGAGCGAACGAGGCACCGGGCGACTGTCGGTCAGCACGGTATGTGCCCTCACGGACGGCTGTCAGGTGAGGCTTGGGCTTGGCGCCGGATACGGCCACGCTCAGTCACCTCCGCCAAAACGGTCTGATCAGCCATCGTAGGTTTTTGCCTCCCTGCCGCTCGGTGTGAGGGGTGGGAGG